CTTTTTCTCGCCCGCGCCGAGCATCGTGCGCCGCATCAGCGTGTTGATGGCCCAGTCCGCGCAGTATGTGCAGAAGTCGAGCTTCGCGATCTCCCCGCCGCCCGCGCCGCTGGCCGTCACGCTCACACGCTCGTGCGCGCTCATCCCCGTGATGACCCGCCCACACCGGTCACAAAATACCCGCACCATCCGTCAGCCCTCCAACTTGCACGCGCCGTTGACCTCGAACGGGCAGTACTCCACGTCGCACTGCCGCCTCGCGTGGCGGCAGCCCTTGCACTCGCGATCCTCCTCGGCCACCTCGGCCTTTCGACAATACTTTTTCTGCCGATAAATCTCACAGTTGATTTTTCCTGCGCAAGCGCTCATTTCATCGCCTCCAATGTTTTTTCTCCCTCCGGCGAGAGGGGAGTGATCTTTCCGTGCTCCACGAGGCCGCGGAACACGTCGTATCTCATGTAAAAGACGATGCCGACGCTGCTCTGGTACTGGACGCAGGGCGCCACGTTCTTCATCACCCATGGTCGTTCAAGATGCTCCTGGCATAACATCGACCGCCCAGGCTCCAGCGGCAGGAGGAAGAGCCTGCCTTCCTTGTTGGCCTCGGCCAGCTCTTGCAGTACGTCGATACCGCCGCACTCTCCGAGGACTGTGCAAAGGTCGCTCCAATCCTTAGTCAGCTTGTCGACTTCCTCCGGTTCAAGCCCCGTGTCCTCGTAGGCGGCAAGCGCGCTGTATAACTGCCGAATGATCTGCCGCAGTACATCCTTCGATACGCCGTTCAGCACCGGACCGTTCAGAATCAGGTCCAGCAGCTTCGGCTTCATGCCTTCAAGGTCGGCGAGCGGGCCGAGATACCGGTCCACGCTCTCGTCCACTCTGACCTCTTCGCTCGTCAGTCGTTTCATGTCACATATCCTCCGTCGTTCTGCGGAAACGCGACGTAAACCGTCGCGCACAGCTCGCTGCCGCCGAATTTTCCCGCCGCCGGTCTTTCCTTGATGGTGATTGCCCCGCTTTCCAGCATCTTTTTTGCCAGCATGTCCGCCAGCCGCTCGCTGCTGTATTTCTTGTACCTCTGCAAAAGCTCCTCTGCGCGCGGCCCGTTGTCAAACGGCATCGCCCGCACCTCGATCTTCCTGACGCGGTAGCGCTCTTCCTTGATGAGTACCCTGTCCTGCGGTTTCGGCGGCGGAACCTGCTCGACGTACCCGCCGAGCGCCCTGATCGCGCCCCGCCGCAGCTTTTCCAGTAAACCGTTCATCATTTTCTCCTGTTCCGCCGCGCATCCCTGCGCCGCTTCTTCTGTGTTCGTTTGCAATATCTTCCGAATGCCGCGTCCGACACCGCCAGCAGGCGTTCCATCTTGCGCAGATCGCGTAAGGAAAAATAAGGGTGGTCCATCATCTGTCAGCCCTCCTTGTCCTGCCACCCGCAGCTCGGGCATATGTAGGCGTCCTTCTCCGCGTTATAGAAGACGCGCGGCGAGTTGCACGTCGGGCAGATGAAGATATCGCCCGCAAAACCAGGATTGCCCGGCGGCCCGGCAGGGTCTCTGTGCCCCTGCACGACTTCATCGCCGCGTCGCAGGAACTCTTTCAGCGTGCTGCCCCGCTTTTTCAGCCCCTCGTCCATCTTCGTCAGCGCCTCAAGGCCCTGCTGCTGGAATTCGATCAAATCGGCCGCTTCCCGCATCATTCTGCCGATGCAGCTCGTGCCGATCAGGCCTCTGTTGTGGCTCGGGCATCCGTTGCAGTTGTCGCTCGCGCAGCATCGCAGCGCCGTCAAAACCTCGTCACTTGTCATCGCTCTTGCCCTCCTTCAGCTTGACGCGCTGCACGATGCTGATGCAATTTGGATTGCTGTTCTCCCACATCGGCGATTCGGGGTCGGCCGCCAGCAGTGCAAAATGAGCTTGAAATGCTCTCGCCAATCCTTTGTCGCTCCTCGCAAGCATGCCGTAAATGGCATGGGCCAGAAAAGTTGTGTCGCTCAAAAGCTCTGCGAGCGACCCCTGTGCCTCGAGTTCCGTCACCCTGCCGTCCTTGGTCTTATAGCTCAACATGTTTGTGCCCTCCTTAAAATTTGAAACTCTCGCGGATGACCACGCCGCCGACGTTCGCCTCCGCCGTAAAATACTGATGGTTTTCGTTGATGTACACGATTCTCCCGTGTGCCCCGCCTTTCTTGCCGAGCGCTGAGACGATCCCGTTCGTGCCCTCCCAGCTCGTCGGCACCCAGCTATACGTTTCTCCGATGTACATGGTCAATACCTCACTCCGATAAAATCCAGCACTCGGTCGTCGATCCGCGGGAACTGCTTTTGCAGCCACACCGCATAGTCGTTGACGAAGTGCTGAATCTCAGGATACTCAAGCCCTGTGTTGACAAATACCAGCGTCAGCGGATAGATCGGCGTGCGATAGCGCGATAGCTCCTTCGCAGTCAGATAGGCGAGCACCGTCGAATCCTTCCCGCCGGAAAAGCTGACGTAGCACTTGCCGTCCCACGCGTCGTACCATTGCGCGATCTTCTCGCGGCTCAAAAACACCTTGTCTCCGAGGTCGAGCGCCAGCAGCTCTTTTGCCGCCTGCTGCGAGATCGGCTGATTCCCATACCCGGTCATGTCAATTTCTCCGGCCGCATCAGCGGCTTGAATACTGTCTGCACGCCCTGCATCTGCGGCGTCAGCCACACGCACCACATGACGTCCATGAGCGGGCTTGCGCCCTTTTTGCCGTCTCGCGCCTTGAAGAGGAAGTCCGGCCGCCACGTCAGCGGCAGCACGTAGCTCGGCGGGATCTCGCGGAAGAGCTGTGCTCGCTTCGCCGCGTGCCAATACTGTGCCTTGAGCAGCATCGCAAATGGCTTGCCGATCTCCGCCGCGTGGCGGATAAACTCGTCCGCCAGCGAAAACGGCGGATTCGTGATAATCCAATCAGCCGCAGGCGCGTTTCCCGGCTGTCGAGTGGTCAGGAAGTCTATCCCGTCACGGATATCCGTGCCGTAGACAGCCATCCCGCAGTTCGCCAGCGCTCGCACCATGTCTCCTTGCCCACGGGCCGGCTCCCATGCGACCGTTTCTCCCGGCAGCTTGAGAAAGCGCATCAGCGCCACCGTCACCTCCGGCGGCGTCGGGTACAGGTCGGATGCCTTGCGCGCCTTTGCCCCGTTCCCGCCCATGATCTGGCTCGCCTGAATACTATTCATCGCGCACCTCCTCGTACCCATACCGCGTCAGCGATAGAAAACAGCGCCCACACGACTAAATACTCTGTTCCGGGGCTTGTCCCGTCTTGCAGCATCCTGATCGCTGCGATCAACATCAAAAGGCTCACGGTAACTCCTCCACATAGCACCAGCTTTGGGGCGGGCGGTGAAGATATAGCCGCCCGTCTGTGTTGCAGTCCGTTTCGTCGCCATCTCCGCAAACATTTTCGCAAGACCAACAGTTTGTGCTAAGCTCCGAGTATTCCAGACAGTCTCGCCAAAACTCCCCCAGCTTTTTCGGTGCGTCGTAAATGCGCAGGTCGGAGATGT